CGTACAGATTCGCAAATATGAAAAAGAGCACCCTACTGTGATTCACATCATCAATCATGAGATGGTTGAGTGGTTGGTAAACGCATGGGGTACTGAGGATTGGATTTATGACTGCGTCATTTACGATGAAAGCGACGGTATCAAGGACGCGACGACGAAGCGTTGGAAGGCACTCGATTCTATCAAGCATAAAACAACTCACTTTTACGAACTGACCGCAACACCAGCGGCTGAGAATTACCTCGGCCTGTTTGCTCAAATCAAACTGCTTGATGGCGGTAAACGCCTCGGTAGAACAATGACCGAGTACAAGGAGCGTTACTTTAACGTAAACCCTTATAACTACAAAATCACGTTGAAAGAGGGTTCTGCTGACGAAATAACCCGTCTGATTTCGGATATTACGCTTGTGATGAAGCAGGAGGATTATTTAAAGGATATTCCGCCGTATGTAATCGAAGATGTGTTATATGATTTGCCCGAAAAACAAAGGGAATTGTATAATGCAATGAGCAACACGGGTATGATTACCGTTGACGGCTCTACCATCGTGGCTGAACAAGCGGTGTCTGTGTTGCAGAAAATGATGCAGATTTGCGCTGGTTTTGTTTACGACAGCGAGGAAAGCCTCAACGACTTCGGCAGCATTGTACAAGACCGACGTATTCACTATCTGCATACTGCAAAAATTGAGGCTTTGCGTGAGTTGATGGCGCGTCATCCAGACGAGAATTTCCTGATTGCATATTACCATCAAGGCAGCCTCAATTTATTGCAGAAGCACTTCCCTGATGCGGTGAAAATGGACAGAAAGGGTACGCAAAAAGCGGCGTGGAATCGCGGTGAAATCAAAATGCTGTTGATGCACCCTAAATCTGGAGCGCATGGCCTGAACCTACAAAAAGGCGGTCATATCGTAATCAACTACGACGTGTATTTTAGCTACGGCCAGTTTTACCAGTTCCTACGACGGCTTGCGCGACGTGGGCAGGAAAATGATAAGGTTCTTGTCTACAATCTTCTCGCCGCAAACACTTATGACGTTGTTGTTAAAAAATCCTGCTGGGAAGGTAAACAAAACACACAAAACGTATTTTTTGACCTAATACAAAAAGTGAAAAAGGCTTTAAAACATGGCTAACATGAAGAAGGCATCGACGGCGATAATGCTCGGTAACGGCACGAATGCCACGCTGACCATCGATGATATTTTGAGTAAGGGCGTGACCATTAAACAGGCCGCCCTGATTTTTCACGTCCATAACACCGAACTTGGCAACCTTGTACGAAAAGCAAAGATTCAGCCATCAGGAACACGAAACGGTGCTGATATTTATGCCATTCGTGATATTGCAAGCGTATGCGTTCCGCCTGTATGGACGGATGAAGAGTGGGAAGAAGTATTCCACAAAGGCCATTTCCCAATAGCTTTAAAAAAGGATTTCTGGGCGGCAAAGAAAGCCCGTCTGAGCTATTTGGTTGAAGCAGGGGAATACTGGCACACGGCTGACGTGATTGACGCTGTATCCGAGCTTAACAAGACGTTTGCAATGGGTGTGAAGTTGATACCCGACACCATTGACCGCCTGACGACCCTCACCCCAGAGCAACGAACCTTGGTTGTCGAATTATTGGATGAAGTGATGAAAGGTGTAAGCAAGGCCGTTGCTGACAAATTTGGTGAGCGTGCGCAGAAAGAGCGTGTTGCTCGTTACGAAGATTTAACAGGAGAACGAATCGATGACGTTGATGACCGAGAACTCGACGACCTTTAAGAAAATCGGGCAGTACAGTAGCCTGTCGGATATGCTCGTAGAATTGTCGTCAATTCTACAACCTCCTGAACGACTCACTGTTTCCCAGTGGGCTGCGAAATATCGATACGTTGATAACCGAGGCTCTTACGTTGGTTATTGGAAGAATTCAACAACACCATACATGGTTGAGCCTATGGATATGTTGAGCAGTCCGATTCATGACGGTGTAATTATGGTTGCGCCAGCCCAATGTGGTAAGACCGACGCTTTGATTGTCAACTGGACTGGTTTCTCCATCCACGGCGACCCGATGGATATGCTGATTATTAATCCAACATCCGCGATGAGCCGTGACTTCTCCAAACGTCGTGTCGACAAACTGTTGCGTGATACCAAGGAATGTGGTGAATTGTTGAACGGAGACCGAGATGCAGACAATATCAGCGATAAACACTTTCAGAACGGCGTATTCTTGTCACTGGCGCATCCGAGCGTTTCCGAGTTGGCTGGCCGTCCGATTCCGCGCGTTATGCTGACCGACTACGACCGTATGCCAGACGACATCGGCGGCGATGGTTCGCCGTATGACTTGGCCGCAAAACGTACCACTACCTTTGGCTCATACCGCATGTGCTTGGCCGAGAGTAGCCCAAGCCGACCAATCGAATGCCCTCATTGGGTAGAAGTAGCTGGTTCACACGAAGCCCCTCCGACGAAGGGGATTTTTGCGCTTTATAACCGAGGCGACAGACGCAGATGGTATTGGGCTTGCCCTCATTGCAACGAACGCTTCGAGGGTACGTTCTCAATGCTCAAATGGGATGAGAAAGCGACCAATATGATTGATATTGCCGCTTCAACCTACCTGCAATGCCCGAAATGTTTCGGACGAATTGAACAATCCCAACGCCATGCAATGCAGCAAACTGGCGTGTGGGTTCAAGACGGTATGTACTTCAACCGTCATGGTGAGTTGGTGGGTAGTCCGCGTAAAACGAGAATTGCATCATTCTGGTTGCGTGGCGTGGCCGCTGCGTTTGTTAGCTGGGGTCAACTCGTAACCATGTATTTGGCGGCGGAAGAAGAGTTTAAAACTACTGGCTCAGAAGAAGCGCTGCAGAAGTTCTACAATACCGATTTGGCCGAACCGTATGTGCCTAAATCGCAAGTATCTCAGCGTCTACCTGAGCACTTGAAAGACCGCGCGGTTGATATTGGTGAACGGGTTGTTCCTATCGGCGTGCGTAATCTGATTGCGTGTGTCGACGTGCAGAAGAACCGATTCGTTGTTCAGGTGCATGGTATCTCGGCTGGTACGCCGTTTGATATAACCGTTATCGACCGCTTCGACATTCGTAAATCAGCGCGTGTCGACGAAGATGGCGATAATTACTTTGTACGTCCAGCAACCTTCTTGGAAGACTGGTCGCTGATTGAGACCGAGGTAATGGATAGGCTTTACCCGCTCGCCGACGGAAGTGGTCGTATGATGGGTGTGACAATGACCGTATGCGACAGTGGTGGTTACGCCCGTGAGAAGGGTGAGAGTGTTACATCCATGGCTTATGACTTTTATCGTAGCCTCAAAAATAAGCGTAAAGCAGCCCGATTCCACTTGGTGAAAGGTGTTGTAACACCAAACTCCCCAAGGGCGTTTATTACCTATCCTGACGCGACTAAGAAGGATGCTTTAAGTGCTGCGCGTGGCGATGTTCCCGTATTGATGCTGAATTCGAATCTGTTGAAAGACACGTTGTCTAACCGACTAGATGCGACCGAAGTAGCACATGGCCTGATTACCTTTCCAGACTGGCTGGGAATCGAGTTTTACCAAGAGTTGTGTGCCGAGATTCGTACTGCAACCAAGTGGGAAAAGATTCCTCATCAAAACAACGAAGCATGGGACTTGCTGTACTACTGTATCGGGGTGTCAATCTCTAAATTACTCATGATTGACCGCATCGATTGGGCAAATCCGCCGCCGCTGTTTGACGAGTGGAATAAAAACCCATTGGTTTATGCTCCAGTTGATGCAACAGACGAAACAGGAGATAATGTTGTCATTCATGATGCCCAACAGAGCTATGCTGAATTGAGTTGGGATGAAATTAATAAATTGCAGGGAGCATAGTATGAGTTGTAATTGCACGTTTTACACGCCAGAGATGTTGCGAGATGCGAAGGACGCATATTTTCGCATCGCATCAGGCCAAAACGTAACCGTGGTAATTGACCAGAACGGGGAGCGCATTGAATATCAAAAAGCAAACTTATCCGTTCTGGCCGACCTGATTCGCAGAATGGAAATGGAACTGCGAGCATGTGGGCTGCTGGAAAACGCACCACTGGGTCAGGGTTACGCACCACTGAGAGTATATTTCTAGGAGCACTCATGTCTGGTATTGACACTTACAAAGTACACGGCGGTACAGGCGGCCTTGATGGGGCAAACCGCACCAGTCGTGAAATGGCAACGTGGGAGGCCTCTCCGTTGCCAATGGACGCAATGCTGCGTTTCGAAAAAGACATCATCGATGACCGCGCCCGCGACGTAGTGTTGAATGACGGCTACGCCAGCGGCGTTGTGGCCATTCATAAAGACAACATCGTCGGCTCGCAATTTAAATTGAATTCGCAGCCTAATGTTGATGTTTTGGGCGTTGATGACGACGAGTGGTTGTACAATTTTCAACGCTTGGTCGAGTCCAAATTCAACAACACGGCTTCCAGTGCTAAACACTGGTTGGATGCCAGTGGTGTAAAGGATTTTACAGCTATGGTGCGTCAGGCGGTCGGTGTGTTTTTGATTCATGGTGAAGTGTTGGCAACAGCCGAATGGATTGCTGACCGAAAACGCCCGTATGCGACAGCTATTCAGATGATTAGCCCTAAACGTCTTAGCAATCCTGACGGCGCGATGGACGACAACAAACTCAAAGCAGGTATCGAGCGTGATGCCTACGGTCGACCTGTTGCTTATCACATTATGGAAGCACACCCATACGATTTCACGCAGCAAGAGAAGCTGTTCAAGTGGAAACGCATCCCAGCGGAAACTAAATGGGGTCGCAAACAAATTATTCATATCATTGACCAGTTGATGCCTGACCAGATTCGCGGCGTTAGCGAGATGGTTAGTGTCCTGAAACAAATGCGTATGACTCGTCGTTTCCAAGACGTTGAATTGCAACAGGCCGTCTTGCAGGCAACGTATGCAGCAAGTATTGAGAGTGATTTACCGCCGCAAATGATTACTGAGATTATGGGTGGTAACCCGAACGGCGCGAGCTTTGACATGGCTGCCAAATCAATGCTTGGTTCTATTTTGCAACACACCGCAACGCGCGATATTCAGTTGGATGGTGCACGAATTCCAGTGTTACACCCAAACACTAAACTGAATCTGCAACAACTCGGTCAACCAAGCGGCACTGGTTCTGAATATGAGCAATCATTGCTGCGTCATATTGCCGCTGGTCTTGGTGTTAGTTATGAGCAATTCTCACGCGACTACACCAAAACAAACTATTCCAGCGCACGCGCAAGCATGAATGAAACATTCAAGTTTATGCAATCGCGCAAAAAGGCTGTTGCCGATAAATTCGCAACCGAGGTATACCGTTTGTGGTTGGAAGAGCAAATCAATAACGGCTCAATTCCTTTGCCGAAGGGTAAGACAACCGCGTGGATTTACGAAAACCCTGAAATCTTCGACGCACTGGCGCAATGCTCATGGATTGGTGCGGCACGCGGTCAAATTGACGAGATGAAGGAAACTCAGGCAGCAATTCTGAAAACCAAGTTTGGTCTATCAACGCTCGAAATTGAAGCGGCTCGTATGGGTTATGACTGGCGTGAATTGCTGGCTCAACGCAAGCGTGAGCAGGACGAAATCGAACGCTTGGGTATTGTTATTGATGACGGTGCAGAAAAGGCCGTTGTTAACAAAAAATCTTCAAAATCTGACGAATCAGTTGATTCAGGCAGCAAAAAAGAAGATAATCCCGATAACAAAAATTCGAAAGACGATGAAAATGAATAATTTACATCCTATCGTTGCGGCTCTTGCCTCACAGCAGACCGTGTATCTTGCTGTGCAGCAGGAGGCTGCTGGTAAGTTTTTAACCGACCTGAACGTCAACATGAGCAATCCTGTCTTGCAAAAAGAGGAAGGCCGTGTCGATATGGTTAAACAAACCATGGCAAGAACACTTGGTGCTTCTGCGGTAAGCGGTTCTACGATGTACGGCATGGTTGGTACAACGGCAGTGATTCCTGTATTCGGCGCATTGGTGAATCGATTCAACTCAACCTACGGTTTCATCACTGGCTATAACTACATTAAAAACGCAATTGCAACTGCGTTGGCCGACGAATCCGTCGACAGCATTATTTTGGATATTAACTCTGGCGGTGGTGAAGTCGCAGGTTGTTTTGAAACAGTGGACTACATCAAGGCCGCTCGTTCTCAGAAAGAGATTCACGCCGTAGTAGATAGCAGTTGCTATTCTGCGGCATACGCAATTGCATCTGCATGTACGTCAATTAAGGCCACACCTAGCAGCGGAATCGGCTCAGTTGGTGTTGTCGCAATGCACGCAAGTTATGAGAAAATGCTGGAGAACGAAGGCATTTCTGTAACATTCATTAAAGCAGGCGACCATAAAGTTGACGGCAACCCATACGAAGAGTTGAGTGATTCCGTAAAAGCTGATATGCAAAAAAGAATTGACGCAACTTATCAGGAGTTCGTATCATTAGTAAGCGTGAACCGTTCGCTGGCTGTCGAAGATGTAGTAAAGACGCAGGCGGCGTGTTATACTGCGCAAGAAGCGAAATCGATTGGTCTCATCGACGATGTAATCAGCGTTGAAGGGGCTGTAAAGTTAATCACGGAGGGACGTATGTCTAATGAAAATACTGTTCAGGCGGTAGATACCAAAACTGAACCGCAGGCTCAAACGCCGCAAGCCCCTGTTGCCCAAGCCGATGCAAATGCCGAACGCAGCCGCATTCAGAGCATTATCACAGCCGAAGCAGCTAAAAACAACAGCAAATTGGCACATCATTTGGCGTTTAACACCAACATGAGTGTTGAAGACGCTATTCAGACCTTAGCAGCCGCTGCGCAAGATGTTAAAGAGCAACCTGTTGCTCAACAACCAGCCGCAGTTAATCTGTTGGCTGATGCTATGGCTCAAACAACCCAACCAAACGTTGGTGCTGACGTTGGCAATGAGTCCGAAGCAACTAAAATGGCAGCCGATATTGACGTTGTTGCCAACTTCTTGAAAAGCAACCAATAAAGGATTGAAACATGTTTGCGAAAAGTGAAAAAATTACAGCGGTCGGTGGTGAACACATTCCGTTGTTTGCAAAACAAACTCCGTTACCAGTGACTGTTTCAGCGACAGCGAGTACTGAAATTCAGCAATATGCGTTGTGTTATTTGTCAAATACTGGAAAGGTAACTGTTATTACTGATTTAGAAGGTGCTCGACCGCTGAGTAACGACAAACAGCTTTGCGTTGCTGCTTTTGCAGCAAAAGACGGTGAGCCAGTGAGTGTTTACACACATGGTACATTCAACATCGATGCTCTTGTGTATGGCATAGGTTTCTTTGATAGCATAAATACCGTTGCAAGTAAAATCGAAAAACTGCGCAAGTTTAACTCCGACACAATCTTCTTCGAGCATCTCGACACAAACCCAGTACAACGTACTTAAGAAAGGTTAATTATGCCAAACGCACAAACTTTAACGGAGACCTTGATTCAAGGCGGCTTGATTCGCAAGTTGGAAGCT